AAGCTCATCTGGTGCGCCAGCATGTTCTGGATTGCAAGGAACCATCTCTGAGGGATCTCAAGCTCTCCTGACAGATCGCCCACATCCATGATCTGCCTGGAGTACCAGACAGTCATCTGAACGAACGGGTCCGAAGGAACTGGCCACAGATACATCTTAGGCACTGGAATCGTGCGATCAAACCAGAACTGGAACGGCTGATTGGCCGTGAAGTTCTTATTCGGCAGGTTGGTGTAGTCGTCACGATTCAACCGCGCCATCGTGATCTCTGTTGAGTTGTTGCCCAAATACAACTCACGCACACTGATCGTGCTGCCGCCCGTAGCACGCATTCTGTAGTACGGAACACTTTGCCCAGGGTCAACGTCATACCATAGCCACTGACCATCTACCCATGCAGCAGGGCCAGGGTTGTACAGTGTGCTCCACGTTATGTTGTCGCTTGAATACTCAAAGACAACATTGGTCGTGCCCGTTGAGGCGGGCATGACTCCAATTGAACCAATGTACACAGGATCAGTTGATCCATAGTTGATCAACACATTCCCGTTGGGGGCCGACTGCGTAAAGATCGTGTCTATGTTGCTGTCAAAAGCATTTGCGACCGTCCCACCGGCACTTGACGAATAGCTACCAGAGGGCCTATTCATCCTGCGGTACAAAACATTCAGTGCATCGTTAGACCCTAGTGGAAGGTCGTAGATGTACTTGTTGGCCTGCAGACCGATCACGGTCTTGCTGATGGCCCAATACTGAATGCCGATGTTGATCAGGTTGGACAGCAGGTAGAAAAGAGACTCTCTGGCCGACAGAACCTGCTCAGAAGTCAGTTCTTCTGCCAGCTTCCCGCACCTTCGGGCACCGTGATCAATCAGCGTCTGGACAGAGATGACCGTCTGACCAACAGTTCCCGAGTAAGCCATCGTTTACTCTCTTCCAAAGAGACGCTTGACCGTATCTGTCTCCCAAATACGGATTCCAGTCCAAATAATGGTAAACAACGCAGCGATTGATGGAAGAAACTCCACAAGCGTTCCCAAAACAGTAGCGATAGACAGCGCGTCGACTACATGCTTGGTGGAATCTGACAATTCTTGCTTCATCACCACCCCGGACAGTTCCAGCGTTTCATCGATGCCCTTGATCGGCTTCCCTTATCGCTCTTTTCAGCGACAGAGCCCATTCTCGCGCAGAACGAGTCTCTACGGGAACCCCCTTCAGGCTGCGGAGCTTTGAGGTTGCTGCCTGTCTCGCGGTTGTACTTCTCTCGACCCTTCTGGGTCAACCCAGCGCCGCGCTCAACAGGCATCTTCTCGCCTCGGCCCACAGCAAGGGATACCCCTCCGCTCTTCATTTTTTTCTCAGAAAACAACTTCTCAACCATGCCCAGTCGTTGAGGCTTAGTCGTCACATCGTTGATGATTTCCAATCGTTGAGCTTTGCTTTTGGACGGCTCATAGAACCCAGCTTTTTTCAAAGACTGGACTACGCCGCCATCTTTCATTTCTTTGTCGGCCTTGACAAATTCTTTCCCGACCTTTTGTGGCACACCACCAAAGCCGCCCTTAGTGTGAGCAGCCGCTTGCATCAAACGATGCTGGGCTGGTGACTTGCTTGGCATGATCAGGCGTATGACTTAACCATCTCAAGGACGATGGTGTATTCATCTCCCGCAGATGCGTCCGAGGTGCTAAACAAGATGTCTCCATTCTTGCCTGCTCCGGCATTGTTGGTCAATCCACCAAACTTTTCAAAGTCAAGGGTGTACACACTATTTTGCGGAATGGTTTGAATGAGGACATCTGCTGTTGCATCCCAGTACATCAACACCTCCATACCGTGGGTAGCTGCATGAATTTTTGTAATAGTTACGCCAGTGCAGGCTAAACCAGATGCACTTGATGTCAAAGCAGAAACATCTACCTTCAAAACTTTGTTTTCACCAGTACCGTCAGAAATGTTGGTGAATTTCATGATTGCCATCCGCTCACCATCTATGAGCGTTTGACTTGCGACTGCATCAGCCATTTCTAGTACCTCAAAGGAGAAGCGGGGGCCTAAGCCCCCACTTGGTTCAGCAGGTAACGGCCCCGCCGCGCTTCTTTGGAGTGACTGTTACAGACTTTTCAGTCTTTGTCACCGCCCCAGGAGCACTAGCCGCCTTTGAAGGCGAGAAGACTTCCTTGAGCTTCCGAGGAATCGCAGACAGCAGGCTGCCCATGCCATCAGATGCCTTCTTGGCAGACTCAGCTTCGCCCTTCTCCCAGGCCTTGTAAGCCCGCTCGTTACGCGCAGTCTGAATCTGATCCTCAACACCTTTGGGAGGCACATCACCACCCTTGTTCATCATCACTGCCCCACCCTTTTTGAAGGTGCCTGACAGTCGATTGATGCTCACGGGGGAAGATGGCTTCTTAGCGCCTTGGGGCATCGCCACGGGACGACCTGTATCAACAAGCCCCCCCGTGGCGTAGGCTTTTTTTGCTGAGCCACCTTCCTTGTAGCCGCCAGCGTTTGCCTTCGCCACGCCACCAGTAGCATAGCCACCAGCGTTGCCCATCTTCACATCACCAGTCTTGGCCGGTGAGTGATCAGGCTTTGCAGTGTCCATCTTGGTGGTTTTGTTGGTCATGGTCTTGATGATGCCGCCAGCCTTGTAGCCGCCTTGCCCATCCACCACACCACCCGTCTTCAAGCCCTTGTGGGCCTTGGACGCAGGCATGCCAGCGTGAGCCTTCAAGCTAGTAGCCTCGCCACCATCTTTCATCATGCGACCAGCCATGCCCACAGGAGCCGCGGGAGCAGCGCCAGCAGGCATAGCCTTCATTGCACGACGACGAGCCGCCATAGAAGGCTTCCCTGGGGCTCCAGCGGGCATCATCCCACCGCGAGCTGGAGCACGCATAGCAGGACCAGCAGCAGGCGCAGCGGCAAGCGCCCCACCCATCTGCATCTTCACCGCGCCACCACTCTTGAGCTTCAGTTCGACTGAGGGCTCAGTGGTGGTCATCTTCACCATCGGCTTGAATTGACCCATGATTAACGCTCCTTCGCAACGAAGACGTAGTCAATCGTCATGGTCTTGGCAACAGCCTCGCCATTCTGGATCGCAAACGAAACCGTCAGTTCTTCGTCATCGGGCAGGTTCGTGGTCACTGAAGAACCCGTCACTACGCCGTTAACCGAATACTCAATCGCTGACGCACCGTCATAGGCAAACCCGAGGGTAATGAAGGTGTCGTTAGCCAGAGTCGTCACGCTGCTCGTCGTAGCGGTCCCGTTCTTTTCAACCAGCAGGTTGACCGTAGTCGACCCGTCAGCCTTAATGAAGAACACGCCATCCGACACATCCAAGGGAGTTGCATCAGTGATCTGAAGACCCATCACAACATCCGACTGGGTGGCATCGCTGACCTTGAAGCGAGCTTCAAAGAACAGACGCTTGCCAGCGGCGAACAAGAAAGACTCGCCTACCTTTTGCAGCGCAACCAGATCATCATCGGCCGCGGTGTTGGTTAGGAGGAGCAGACCACCATCACCGTTCGCAAGAGCTTGGGTGGCACCGGCTTGAGTCTCCGTTACCGTCCAATCTGCTGCGGTGTAATAGTCAAAATCCTCGAAGTACGTATGAAACTTGGTCGCCGCGGGTTGACCCATGTCAGCAAGGGGGGAATCCTCACCAACATTGGTAACGCCATTCGGGAACCGAGTAATGATGAAATTACTCATCTCGATCTCCTGTAGAGCGGGGGCCGAAGCCCCCTCTGAGATTTAGACTCCCGGCGTGCCGTACATGGCGCGAGGATCGGTGAAGCCGACGTCGTAACGCTCGGTGGCCTTGTAGCGCATCGAGTCAGTTTCGAAGTCACCTTCCATCGTCTTCTCCAGCTTGCGGCGCATCAGAAGCTTCATGCCTTCCGGAGCGTCGGTCTGCACCCACCATGCGGAGGGGTTCGTCAGACGCGACAGAACAGCGGCACCCTCGTCCAGCAAGCCAATAGACTTGATGGGGTTGATGTCGTTGTTCGCGTTGCCAGCACGCAACACGCTCTTCAGCAGCACTTCAGCTTGGAAGACGTTGCCAGGAGCCACCACCAGTTGGCGGGGAACCAGACGGATCTTCTTGCCGTTGTTGTCCACAGCCTGACGGATCTGGATCAGCATCTGCTCCAGAGAGGTCTGGGACAGGTTAGCTGCAGTCGTCAGCAGGTTGGAGAACGTGCCGCTCACGATGGGGTGAGAAGCGCTGTTCAACTGCACACCGTCGCCGCCAGGATACGAGCTATTGAAAGCGCGGTTCAGCACGTTGGCCGACAGCGTTTCCTTCGTCTCGATCAGCGACTGGGCAAGGTGACGGGCGTACACCTGACCAATACGGATGTGATCGCCGTCCTCAACGAGCACCTTGGTCAGCGCGAAGGCCAGACCGTACACGTTGTAGACATAGCGCTTCAGGAACAGAACACCACCCTGCTGGTACGAAACCGGAGTGCCGTCAGGCAACTGCGGAGCCGCGCCAAAGCCGTACAGAACCGGCTCTTCGTGGTAGTTACGGGGGATACCTTGTTGCTCGCGGAAAACACGCGACCACTCATCGGTACGTTGGTCATACACACCATCGAAGCATTCGTTGAGGATAGGCTCAACGATTGAACGAAAGTCGGTACTGCGCATCGGGGCTGCCATGATCTGCCCTCCTTATTAAACAGCCGTACCAGCAACACCGGCGAATTGATATTCGGCGATGGTTGCACGGACGATTACATAGGTGTCTCCCCAAGCATTGTCGGGGTACGGGGCGATGTCGATGATTCGCATTTGCGCAGTGCTGGGCGAAGCCACCAACGTGGTTGACAGAGTTGCAGCAGACAGGCCAGTGGTCGTAGAACCAGCAGTCGTGTTGCTCAGATCAGCTTCCGCACCCAGCGAGGTTTGCGCAAGAGATCCATCAGCCTGGATTTCATACACGATGTTTTGATCGCTGTAGAAATAGGCAACGACAGAGCCGACTTGGAACGACTCATTGGCAGGCCAGTAGTTAGACACACGCCGACGTCCGGTCGAGTCAGTCCACTCAACACCCGCAAAGGGGCCAAGGAACGCATCGCCAGCAGCGGCAACCACGATATAACCGCCAGTGTCCATCTTGACGGGCTGACCCTTCAAGATAGTCGTGGCATAGCCAGCAGAGACGTTGCCGCTCGTAGAGACAGCTTGAATACCGTTAGCCAGCGCCTGTGCGCGATCCAGACCAGAGGGATGGAAAGCGGGGCGGAGGCCAAAAGGTGCATTAGTAGCACTCATGTCAACTCCTTAGATTGAGAATAAATGGATACATTGTCCAAAACTTTTTTGGCTTCACGAAGAGCAGCGTAATGCATGGATAGCTTTCTCTTTGTTTCCTCAGAGCGAGGCTTGCCACGCAAAGCGGATGATATTTTGGCACCAAAACCTTCCGGCTTTGCCAATCCTTTTTGAACTTCCGACAACTTTTGACGATGTTCTTTTGAGAATGACTTGCCTTGGTTGATCGCACTTAAGTGAAGTTTCTGCTCGCTAGTCAATTTCCTTCCTAGTTTGCCCTTGCGGGCCGCAGACATCTTCTCTCGCTCCTCATCAGAGGCTTTACGACCAAGTGTTTTAGAGTTACCAATCATCAAACTAGACAACTTTGCCCTTGCTACAGCAAATGATCTTGACGATCCCCTGCCGTCTTTCCTCATGATGGCTAATGCAAACCACATTGATCCACCATGCATGCGAGCTAACAGCAAATGAGCGATGAAATGCTCTCTCGCTGTTAAGGCAACGATGTTGCTACTATCATCAGTTCCGCCAAGTGCTTTGGGCAATACATGATGACGCTCAACATAGCCATCTACCGCAGAGCGCTGCCGCGCTTTTGCGATGAGTCGGTTATATGTTAAAGCGTAGTCCATGCGTTGACCTTGTGTCCCTCACCCATGAAAGATTGGGGTTTGCACGTTTCGGTCGAAATCGCCAAAGCCTTCGCCTTCAACCTTGCCCAGGCTCTTGCCTGAACTGTCTCGCGCACCCTGAAGATTCTCAACTTGGACACGGATCTTGTCCGCTTCCTCGTTGGGCATCTCATGGTGCATCTGCAGCATGATGTCCTGATAGACCTCCATAGGGATCTTGTACAGGCGCATCTCGTTGCATGCGATAAAACCAACGTCCTCGCCAGCCTTGACTCGGTAATTCTCGAAATCTTGGAACTCATCTGCTTTCACAGGAACGTATCCAAGTCGCATCCGCTTATCAATGCTGTCGTAAGCATTAGTGGTTGAGAGCCAGCAAAGGTGCCATCCGGGAACTTCCGGAACCTTTGGCAGCGCACTTTGTGTCCACTCATCGCTCCACATCTTCCGACGTTCCTGCGCTGACATGAACTTTTCCTCTGGGGCTCGACGGGATACGTCCTCACTAGCGCGAGTTTCGCGGCCACCGGCAGACAGAGACTTTTTAAGACGAGAATCCATTTGATTAACCTTGGTTGTTTCGTGCTTGTTGGGCGTAACGCTTGATCATCTTGGCTCGCATTGCTGGGTCATCCCAGAATCCAGCCTCCTTGATTGCTCTTACCTGTTCAGGCTCAAGCACCAAAGTGTTGCCTTGTCGGCCACCAGTTGACTCGCGTCCAGATCCAGTTACAAAACTCCTAGGTCTCCTTCTGGGTTCGTCTTGTTGTTGAGTATAACGATGCGGCAGACGTTTCTGCAAGCGAGCGTCAAGTTCGTCCCAATAATCTGCAGAAGAAGGGTCGTAGCCCTCTTTTGCGAGCTTGGCATCAATAACCTTGGCAATCTCGCTGTCTTCGTCGCTACCGTTGGGGTCGTACCAAGAATTGGACTCCATCCAGCTCTTTGCATGCCGCAACATTCTTGGGTCAGCTTGAGGCTCCGACTCAGTTTTTGATGCCCGCTCTTTCAGAGCCCTCATTGCTTCGTATTTGCGCCGAGCCTCTTCAAAACTGTTGCTGGCCTGCGTATAAGCATCGCCATTTGAGTTGTTGATGGCCTCTCGACGCTTGGCGTCGAAATACTTCAGGCGCAACTCTTCGTCTTCAATTGCCTTGTCCAGTCGAGCCAGTTCAAACCCTTGGCTCTTTTTCTCGACTTCGGCTAGACGCTTGCGGAACTCTTCGTTCTCACGCTGAAGCGACACCAAACGCTGATCCTTCTCTTCGTTGGTGCGCTTGATGTATTCCTTCTTGGCCTTACGGCGATTCCTGCGGGCTTCTCGCACCGCATCCGTATCACCGGGCTGATCAGCATCCCCGTCGTCTTGTGCTTGAATCGGCTCATCAGAAGAATCTTCAGTAACAAGCTCATCAGGCAGTTCTACCGTTACTGAGCCGTCTTTTTCTTCAGTAACGGGGATGTCTTCTACTTTGTCTTGAGTCATAGGAAAGCCTTCATTGCCAGGGGGTTACCAGTGAGTTTGGCGATGATTTCATGGTCATTCAGCACCATGAACAGGGCGGGATCTTCAAAATCATCGTCACCGGGGACTTTGACTTCCCAGCGATCACCACCCCACTTGGGCACTCGGATGTAGTCGCCTGCGACACACCAAGAACCTTCAGGCCACGCGAGCATCGTGTCGCGGTGCTTGAATGCCAAGGGACCAATCTCGATCACCTTTGCCACCATGTTCTGCCACTTCTCGGTTTCTTTGGTTTCTTCCACCAAGATAATCCCGGCACTTGTTGCCTTCTTTTTGGTACGGCGCAACTGCACAAGAATACGCCCACCTAGAGGTTTTGCACCGGGGTCCACGCTCGGAAATGCCCAAGCCATCTCAGCCGCGTTAGCAGCTTCCGGTTGATTACTCATCGTCTTCCTTCATCAAGTTTTCTAATATGTCCAGGGCCTCTTTGAGCCCCGAGTAGTGCCCGACCATGCGTTGATAAGACTCCCAGTTAGCCGCATTGCCAACTGCAAGAGATCCAGCAATCTCTGACTGCCGTGCTTTTATCCCGCCGATCAGGTCCGATATCGTTGCCACTTACTTCTTTTTGGCTGCTTGCGTCAGTGCTCCTTGTTTGGGTTTGTCGTTGCTGCCTTGCATGGTTTGCCCGGTAATCGGGGCGCCCATCGCCATACGCTTGTGCTGGGGCACAAGAACGCTCTTCTGCTCTTGATCACTGGTAGCCATACTGGTTTCCTTTCGTTGAAAAGTCCATGACGGTCTTGTCTTGGTCGTGTCTCAACCTAGCCGCATCCCGCGTCAAGCGAGCCGTCTCGATGCGCTCCTTCATCTGCTGATCACCTTGAGCGATGGCCAGTTTCAGTTGGAGTTCCTCCATAGCCAGAGCCTGCTCATCCTGCAGCTTCTTCATCTGCATCTGGATGTCAACCTCCAACTCTTGTCCCTTCAGTTGCATCTCTGCCTGATCGCGTGCCTTACGGCGCTCCGTCTCAGCCATAGAGGTCTGCAACAACACTTGTCCATCAGGCGTCAATTCAGGCTTCGGCTTGAACTGCTGCATCGTCTGAACCATCTGCTGGATCACCGGCATGATGCCCGCAAGCGTCTGCTCCGTATCCATCACCACATGCTGCGCTGCAACACCGATGATCTTGTCGATGGGCTTCGGATCAGCCAGCAGTGCGTACTCTTCAGGCTTCTCACCCAGAGACTTCTGCACATAGCCGTTCATGCGGTTCAAGTACCACAAGGCCAAGTGCTGCTTGATGTGCTCCATCGCCTTTGGGATGTAGTTCGGAGCAATCAGCGGACTTCCACCGAACACCGGGTCTTTGGCGTAGTCCAAGTGCGCCTGGATATGCCCCAGGTGATCCTGCTCCGGATAAGCGTAGGCAGTCTGACCAATAGTCATCGCCACGTTCTCGTTTGCGGCGTCTTGCTTCTCAGGAGCAGGCGTATCAGGCATCAACTCGTTGATCTGAGGCACCTTGATCTGCTTCAAGAACCGCATGACCACCGCTTTACGGTTAAACAGGTCAGGATTCTTCTCCATGATGGTCATGACCGCTTGGGTCTGAGCCATCCGCTGGGTTTCAGAGAAGATATGCGGGTCAGAAACAGGAATGACGTCAGTAGAACGAGCGAAGTCGTCCCGCTTGATGTCCAAATCCTCAACCAACTCGCCGCGGCGCATGTCCTCCAGATACCAGCGGTTGATACGCTGCAAAATCTTGAGAACTCGGCCCTGAGACTTGTGCAAACGGGCGTGAATGCTTGAGAAAACCGCCGCACCCTGCTCAATCAGGGCCTGCGTCGTCCCAACAGGTGCATTTGCGTTGACATCGGCAATCTTTTCTTCCGATGTCGTCACTACACCCTTGGCAGCACTCGTCAACCAGCCCAAAAGCTCGAACAACACCGGGCTTGGCGGGTTAAAGGGCATCGGCATTGCCAACTTGCGCACATCATCCACGCCTGGAGCCGCCTCAATCTCTGCAACTTGGGTAACTTCGACCTGCTGAGACTGGCCCGACACCTTCGCGCCCTTGAGCTTCAGGAGCGTTGCAGCGTTGTTGATGTGGGCAGAGTCCAGCAAGGCCCGCAAAGCGCCTGTAGCAGCCGCAGA